CTTCGACTACACCGCGGGATAGCCGCAGGTACATCACAACTGGGGACCGCTCGCCTTCGCGCGAGGGCGCACCCGTCCATCGAAAGAGGAATCAACAATGGATGTTGACGCATCTGCCGTTGCCCGCGTGGTAGGCATCACAACCGAGTTCAAGGACCTGCGCGCCGGCGGCGTGCTGTTCCTGCCGCAGCGCATTGCGTTGTTTGCGCAGGGGTCCACGAGCGCGACGTACTCCACGGACAAGTTCCAGATTACGAGCGCGTTTCAAGCCGGCAGCCGCTACGGGTTCGGTTCTCCGATCCATCTGGCGGCTCGCGAGCTATTCCCGCTCAACGGTGACGGTGTCGGGACCATCCCGGTCACGGTCTACCCGATGGAGGATGCGTACGACGCCGTCGCGGCGACCGGAACGATCACGCCGACCGGTACCCAGACGTCGCAGAAGGCGTATCGGGTGAAGGTAAACGAGATCCTTTCGGATGCTTTCACGCTCGCGGTCGATGCGACGGTCGCCGATGCGTGCGACGAGATCACCGCGGCGATCAACGCCACGCTCGAGATGCCGATCACCGCCACGGACAACGACACCGATGTTGGTGTCACGGCGAAGTGGGCTGGTGAATCCGGCAACGACATTTACATCGAGATCGTCGGCGAGGAAGCCGGCATCACGTTTGCGGTCAGCCAGCCGAGCGGCGGGCTCATCAACCCGGATGTCGATACCGAGCTCGCCAAGGTCGGCGACGTTTGGGAGTCGATGGCGCTCAACGCGCTCAACGTCGACGACACCGACACGCTCGACAAGTACCAGACCTGGGGTGAGGGTCGCTGGGGAACGCTGGTTCGCAAGCCGCTCATCGTGTTCAGCGGAAACACAGACACCACGGTTGCGGACGCGATCGTCGAGTCGGACTCGCGCAAGGACGACCGCGTCAACGCGCAGCTCGTGGCGCCCGGGTCCAAAAGCCTTCCGTTCGTGGTTGCCGCTCGACAGCTTGCGCGGATCGCCAAGGTGGCGAACAACAACCCGCCGCGCGACTACGGCAGCCAGCGCGCCACCGGGCTCACGCCTGGCGACGACGGCGACCAGTGGGACTACACGCAGCGCGATCAAGCCGTGAAGGCCGGCAGCTCGACCATCAAGGTCGACGATGGCGTGGTGAAGGTCAGCGACGTCGTGACGTTCTACCACCCGCAGGGCGATCCGCTGCCCGCGTACCGGTACGTGGTCGACGTCGTGAAGGTGCAGAATATCATCTTCAACGTCGATCTGCTGTTCAACAACGAGGAATGGGACGGCGCGCCGCTCATCCCGGATGACCAGCCGACCGTGAACCGCGACGCCAAGAAACCCAAGATGGCGAAGGCGGAGGTCAATGCGATGATCGACAGCCTCGGGCTGAACGCGATCGTCAGCGACCCTGAATCCGCGAAGGCGCAGACCACCGCGAACATCAACGCGCAGAATCCGAAGCGGCTCGATATCGCGCTCACGGTTCCGATCTCGGGCAACGCCAACATCATCAGCATCGATCTCAACTTCGGCTTCTTCTTCGGGAGTCAAGCCGCAGCCTGACGGGCTGACATAACCAGCGACGACTAGTCGCGACCCCGCTGCTCTGGGCGCCTCGATGCGCTTTCGGAGACGCACGGGTGCGCGCTGAAAGGACCATGAAATGACAGCAGTAGGAGGCTCGATCGAGTCCGTCTCGATCCGTGGGCGTCTGTTCCCCGTGGCGGCAGATGCGGACGCAACGCTGAAACTTGGCGGCTTCGAGAACGAGGTTCAGGCGAACGGAGACGGCTCGGCTCGCATCGTCAAAAGCCGCGTGCCTTGGGGCATCGACGGTCTGCAGATCGAGATCGATCACGACCGAGCAGATCTCCAGTTTCTCTGGGAGGTATCGGCCGAGCAGGACTACGTGGTCATCACGCTCACGATGGCGTCCGGCCACACCTACCAGGGTCGCGGGATGATCACCGGTGAGTTCGGCGGCAGCACACAAAGCGCAACCGCGCCCGTCAACATGATGGGTCCCGGTGAGGCGACGCTGCAATGAGCGATCCCAAGGTGAACCGCGATACCGCGGAAGAGGAGTTCGACCGCTTCGCCGATCTGATGGACCTGGACTTCGACGAGTCCAAGATGAACGACGAGGACAAGAAGTCGCTGCGCGAGGCGCGGGACGTCTTCGTCAAGAACGTGATGTCCGGTCACCTCGTGGTCGACGAGAAGGGGCAGCCCGTCTACACGACCAAGAGCACGGGCGAGCAGATCACGTTCTACGAGCCCAACGGCGCCGCCTTCATGGCGATGGACTCGAAGAAGAAGAACGAGGATGTCGGCAAACAGTTTGCGCTATTGGGTGCGATGACGAAGCTGGATCGGCAGAAGTTCGCCACTATGCCGAACCGCGACCTTCGGGTCTGCAACACGATCATGCTGCTTTTTTTGGGGTGAGGGTGGCGACGCCGCTCGTGCGAAACGGCTGCGACCACCACCATCCTCCGGACAAAGAGAGCGGCAAAGAGCGGCACACATTTATCGCCGTGCACAGCGAAATGCTCGCCCAAATCTGCGCTGACTACTCGTCGCTGCCAGACCCGCGAACGTTGAGCGCCATCGAGATCCGCTGGTTCTACGAGAACATGCGCAAGAGCCTGCACGAAGCAACGAAACCGAGAAAGACGAAGTAGGTGGCTGGGCGCTTCTCGATCGATGCGGTCTTTCGCGTCAAGGACAAGTTTACTCGTCCGCTGGCGAAGATGCGCAGCAAGATGGACCGATTCACTCGGTCGGCTTCTATCGGGATGAGCCAGCTGAATACGGCGGCGGATCGGTATATCGGCGGGCTGAAGAAGATCGGAATCGCTGCTGGCGCAGCAGCGATCGCTGCTGGCGCAGCATTCAAGAACATCGTCGATACCGGGGCAGACTTCGAGCAGACGCTAACCAACGCAGCGGCGAAGTTCCCTGGGCAGATACGTGCAGGCACAGAGGAATTCAAGCGTCTGCGCGACGCCGCGGCGAACGTCGGTGCGACCACAGAATTCACTGCGTCGCAGGCAGCCGAGGGGCTTAACTTCCTGGCGATGGCAGGCATGGACGCCACGCAGTCCGTGTCTGCGTTGCCTGGCGTCGTTGACCTCGCGACGGCTGCACAGGTCGAGCTTGGGCAAGCGACCGACATGGCGACCGATACGCTCGGCGCTTTTGGGCTCGCAACGAAGGACGCGACGCAGCTCGGAAAGAACCTGTCTCGCGTCAATGACGTCATCGCGAAAACGACAACGTCAGCAAACACGACCGTCGAGGACATGTTCGAGGCGATCAAGAACGGAGGCCCTGTCGCGACGTCTGCCGGTGCGTCGATCGAGACCTTCTCCACGCTTGTCGGGGAGATGGCAAACGCAGGCATCAAGGGATCGAAGGCTGGCAACACGCTCAAAAACGTGTTCGTCAGGCTACAGGCTCCAGCTGCTGCAGGCGCCTCGGCACTCAAGGACCTGGGAGTTCAGACCACCGACGCATCCGGCAACATGCGGGACGTCGTCGACATCCTCGGCGACCTAAACGGCGCCATGGAGGGCATGGGGTCCGCGGAACGCGCTGCGAATCTGGATGCGATCTTCGGCAAGCGCGCGATCGCAGGTGTCAGCGTATTGCTACAGAGCGGATCCAAGCGGCTCAACGAGTACCGCGGAGAGATCAACAAGGCGGCAGGCGCGTCCAAGGACATGGCGGACACGATGCGCAACACGACCACGGGCGATCTGAAGACACTTCAGTCTGCGGTCGAGGCGGTCAAGATCGCGATCTTCGAGGTCGTGAAAGGGCCGCTTCGTGAGGTCATCTCGAGCATGACCGAATGGGCGCGAGCAAACCGCGAGGTAATCGCCAGCGGGATCAAGGACTTTGTTCAGGGCTTCGTCGACAATCTTCCGCAGATCGTCAAGTGGGGGAAACGGATCGGGATCATCGTTGGTGTGTTCACCGCCGTGGCGATCGCGGTCAAGGCAGTCGCTGCCGCCACGGCGCTGTGGAACGAGGTGCTGGCAGCCAACCCGTTCACGCTGATCGCCATGGCGATCATTGCTGCAATCGCGCTCATCATCGCTTTCTGGCCCGAAATCTCCGCGTTCTTCATACGCATCTGGGAGGGCATCAAGGAAGTTTCGGAGCGCATCGGTTCCGCGGTCGGCGGGTTCGTCGAGTCGGTCTGGGGTCCAATCAAGACGTTTCTGACCGGCGCATTCGAGTTCGTGGTCGGCATGCTGTCGATCATCCTGATGCCGGTGTTCGGTATTTTGCGTCCCGTTTTTGCCGCATTCGCTGCCGGCGCTCAGTTCGTAAAAGACAACTGGGGACCCATCTCGGCGTTCTTCTCTGCGATCTGGGAAGGGATAGTCGCGGTGTTCAACTTCGGCAAAGAGGCGGTCATGGGCGTCATCACCGAGAACGTCGAGCGGTTCAAGGCGGCGTGGTCTACGCTGACCGACTTTTGGGAAGGGCTGTGGAACGGCATCGTTGACGTGTTCTGGTCCATCTTCGGACCGATCTTCGACGCCATCGGATCGGCGGTCGAAAAGGTCCAGAAGCTCGGCAAGACGACGATCGGATCGTTCTTTCTGGGTGGCGACGACGACGCTGCCAGTGGCGAGCGAACCGGTGGCGCCTCTGACCGTCAAGTCGTCACACCATCTGATCGCGTGTCGCGCAGCATCGAGGAACGCCGCGATTCGGTCGACATCAACGTACGCCCAGACCAAGGCGCCAGCGCGTCGATGTCGCGCAAGCCGCGTAGCCCCGGCATCGGTCTTTCGCTCCAGCCCTCCGGCGGCATCTGATGGCTTCGTTCGTCCCGCCCGGGATCGCGGGTCTGCTGGGCTTCGGCTCGCAATCCTGGGAAGACCGAATCAAGGAAGCCGCCTACACATCACCCGGCGGCACCCGGATCCGATTCGACTTCGAAGACGTCCGCCGCGAAACCGAGAAGCGGACCACCGCGTTCAGCTTCCCCGGCTTGAACGAGCAATACGTCCAAGACAACGGCTACGGCTCGCGGAAGTACCCACTGCGGTGTTTCTTCTGGGGCTCGGAGCACGACCGAATCGCCACAGCGTTCGAGGCGGCGCTCTTGGAAAAGGGCGTCGGCAAGCTCGAGCACCCGCTGTACGGGACGTTTCAGGTCATCCCGTTCGGCACGATCACCAGGCGCGACGACCTGAAGACCGCGGCGAATCAGACGATCGTAGAAGTTACGTTCTGGACCACGTTGCGCGCGATCTACCCGACCGACCAAGCGAACCCGAGGAACGAAATCCTCGACGCACTCATCGGCTTCGACGTCGCGGCTGCGCAGCAATTCCAGGACAGCACGAGCCTACTCAGCACCGTTCAGAAGGTCGACATGCGGGCAACGGTCCGCGGCTTTCTGCGGGGCGTGAGCGCCGCGCTGCAGTCCGTCTCGGACGCCACGACCGCGGTAAACCGCGAGTTTCGCGACCTGCAGAGCACCGTGAATCTCGGGCTCGACGTGCTGGTCGGGCAGCCTCTGCTGCTGGCGCAGCAGGTCTCGAATCTGATCAAGGCGCCGGCGCGCGCACTGGCTGGCATTCAGTCGCGCCTCGACGCATACGCCGGACTCGCCGACAGCATCTTCGGTTCCTCCGCCGGCAGCCCCGGCGACGCGCTCACGAGCGGCACCGGTCTCGCGCTCCGCACCACGAAGGTGGCCAACGACTTCCACGCCTCGGACCTATTCGCCATGAACGCAGTGGGCGGCTCGGTCCGCTCGACGGTCGAGAATCAGTTCGACACCAAGCCAGAGGCACTCGCCGCCGCCGAAAGTGTCCTGTCTCAGTTCGACGACGCGATCACTTGGCGAGAGGCTGGCTTCGGGGACCTGTCGACCATCGACGACATCGGCGAGTATCAGGTCGACACCGGAGGCTCGTACCAGGCGCTGCACCGCGCGGTCTCGTTGGCTGCCGGGTTTCTGGTCGAGATTTCGTTTTCGCTGGTAGCCGAGCGCCGCATCGTGCTCGACCGTCCGCGGACGATTATCGACTTGAGCGCCGAGCTGTACGGCAGCGTGGAGAACGACCGGCTCGACTTCATGATCAACAGCAACAGCTTGACCGGTGACGAGATCCTGGAACTGCCGCGCGGCAAACTGATCCGCTACTACCCGACGGCGTGAAATGGTTCTCGGACTGTTCGAGAAACCGGACCCGGACGAGGTCGCGGTAACGATAGAGAACCGCCCAGCATCGGGCGCCAGCACGCTCGCCACCGTGGCAAACAAGCTGTTCGGCGGCAGCGGCGAGTTCCGGTTCTGGTCGGACATCAACATTCGCCTCTCCATCGACAGCTACTCGACCGTGTCGTTTACGGCGCCGTTCGAGGCTGAGCGCGAGGAGTTTCGCGAGACCTTCCGCCCGTTTTCGTACAAGCGGATGGAGGTGCGGGTCGGCGGCAACGACCTGTTTACCGGCACTATGGTCGGTGTGTTCCCCGAGGCGGACGCAGAACAACGCTCTGTCAAGGTTGACGGATACGCACTACCCGGCGCGCTCAACGACTGCCACGAGCCCGCCGACCGAGTTCCGCTCGAGTTCGACGGGCTTTCGTTTCGGCAGATCGCTGACGCGCTCGTAGAACCGTTCGGGTTCACGGTCGAATACAAGGACGTCCCGCGATCTGCATTCGAGAAGGTCAAGCTGGAGGTCGATCAGTCGCCGCAAGAACTGCTGTCCAAACTCGGCAAGCAGCTCGGAATCGTCCTGAGCAACACCGCCGAGGGCAACCTACTGTGCTGGAAATCGGTCGAGCCCGGCAACCCGGTCGCGCGCCTGACCGAAGGCAACAGCCCGGTCGGCAGCGTGTCGGCATCGTTCTCGCCGCAGTCTTACTGGAGCCAGATCACCGGCTTTGCGAAAACCAAGCACGGCAAGCTAGGCAACCAGTACACCGAGCGTAACCCGTTTCTCGACGCGGTCGTGCGCCCCAACTCGGTGCAGCTCGACGACGTGGAGCCTGCGGATGTACCGGCGGCAACACGCGCGCGACTCGGTCGCATGCTGGCCAACACCGCAACCTACGAGGTCGGCGGCATCCCCGGCTGGCGCGACCCGCAAGGCAACCTCTGGGCGCCGAACACAACCATCACGCTAGTCGCTCCCAGCGTCATGGTGTACCGCGAGTACGAGTTTCTGATCCGCGCCGTGAACCTGACGCAGAACGGTGACGAGTTTTCGTCATCGCTCGAGTTGGTGTTGCCGGGCGCGTTCTCGGGCAAGTCGCCCTCGTCACTGCCATGGGACTGATCGGACAGGTGCTCTCGTTCGCTCGGCGCGTCGTCGAGGGAGTCCCGAGAGCCGACGTCAAGGGCGATCCGGGAGGCGGAGCCAACCACACGGTTCAGCATTTTGCGCCACCCGGAGACGATAGCCAGCCTCTGCCAGGCGACACCTACGCAACGACGAGCGTTCGGGGTTCCGGGCACGATGTCGCGGTTGCCTACGCCGATCCGAAGAATGCCGGCGAGGCTGCGGCGGGCGAGGTACGACGGTACGCGCGCGCGGCAGACGGAGCGCCAGTCTGCGA